TAGAGTTAAAATCAAGGATAGCTGTCAGGTTAAACCAGAAGCTGTGACCCTTGAAGCTCTTAATTTAGGTTAGGAGTAGTTCACATTTAGATTAGAGAGATTATGAAAATTGTATTAGCTATTATGTCTTTTATTTTTGGGACTATGGGAGTTATTGGTTTTTCGTATTTTTTAGTTTGTTTATGGAATTCAGAGACTAAAGAGAACAAAAGAGGATTTAAATAAAAAAAAAGTAAAAAATTATGAAAAAAGTATTAGTAACATTGGATATTGCACTTAAGTTAAACGAGTTAGGATTTGACTTACCTTGTTTCGCTAATTATTGGAGAGGTCGTAGTGTAGTAGATTTTAAAGATGAAGTAAGGGGAGATTCAGTTAGTGTAGATAATATAGCAGTTTTACGTAATGGAGAGGCTTTTGATGGAGAAGAGGTTGCAATAGCTATACCTACGTGGGAGTTAGTCTTCGAATGGTTTAGAGGTAAGGGATTAGTGGGTATGATATCGACAAATGAAGTATTAAATGAAGGAGACCCAAGGTATTACGCTTCTGTGGATGATATTAAAGAAGGTGGAAAACTACATGATCTAGGAGCTGTTCAAACATACGAAGAAGCTAGATTGACAGTAGTAATGAAAATGATAGAGTTGTTATGAGAAAATTCTTAGTACCGTTAGATATAGCAATAGCCCTCAAGAAGATAGGTTTTGATGACCCTTGTTTTGTTAGCTACCATTTAGACCTATGTATGAGTTTGAAGTATAAGATCCAAGATGATTGCTTTAGAATTTCAGATGTAGAGACTTTTAGAAATGGAGCTGAAGGAAAAGGAGGTGAAGTAGCTATACCGACCTGGGAGCAAGTTTTTCAGTGGTTTAGGAGTAAGGGATATGAAGTTTGTATTGATTATGTTGTTGGGAATACTTGTATAATCTATAAAGTGAATGTTAATGCGAATGGAGAAGAACTAGAGTTTGATACGGAAAGATTTTATACATATGAGGAGGCAAGAGAGTTTGTAGTAAAAGAGATAATTAAAGAGTATGAATATGAAAACTAAAGTAGAAGTTGTAAGAGAAGCTTGGGAGAAGGGTTATAAGTATTTTATAGGTAATCGAGGTGATGAGGTGGTTTTGTTTAGCTTCAACTATGGTAACTTTTCGACAGATGATGATAAACTTAGGACTACTTACATACAAACCAATATAGTCCTAAATAACCCAGAAATAGCACCATTCCAATTCAACTATTACACTCTGGATAAACTTGACTTCGTGGTTCCAATTGAATATTACCCTAAAGATTGGCTAAGAGTTTTACTAAGGTTTGCAGAAGAGAATCCTAAAGCTAAGATATGGGATTACGTAAATAGGCTAGAAGAATTGACTAAAAAAGAGCAAGAAAATGAAAACAATTAAAATGACACAAGAAGAGTTTGACTTGTTGGCTTATGATCAATGCGAGTGGTATAATGGTGATGTTTCGGAAAGTAGCATAGAGAATTGGAAAGCTGGTTATCTATACGCACTAAGAGAAATTAGAGAAGCTATGAATGATGGTCTAAGCGCTAGTATTAAAGATTATGAAAGTTTAGTAAAGGTAGCTGAAGAAGTTAGATTGTATCATAGGGATTTTGTTATTCTAGATGTTAATGGAAACTTCAAAAGACTAGGTAATGGAGATATAGCGATATACGGAGTTCCAGTTGATGATATACTAAAAGAAGGTGAGACTGGAGTTAGATGTACTGAATTGCCCGAAGATAAACAAAAAGAACTTAGAGAAGAGATCGAAAATAATAAGAAGAGATGAAAAAGACGTTAATATTTGGGCTCATCTTCAATCTAGTTCTATTCTTTGGAGTTAGTGTTTTAGGAGCTTCATTTAATCCATTTGAGTGGGAAGAGTCGATTAGGAAGTTTTATGTAGGAGTTTATTCTATTTTCAACCTTATAATCCTCATCGCTCTTAGTTATGTTTTGATATCGAATAATGGAGAAATAGAAATAAGATGGTAAAGTTAGAAGAGAGAGAGACTATGAGAGGGATTATTAATACGATAGCTATAGTTATTTCTTTGATTTCATTTCACTTATGTTTGTTTAGTGGAGTGGGAATGCTGGTTAATGGAATTTTCAAAAGAGGGTATACAATTGCTGAGGAAGATGTTATGTTCTTTTTTAAGTCTTTAGGAGCTCTAGTAGTGTCATACATAGTCTCAGCAATAATAGAAGAAATAGAAAGGAGTGAGAAAAGAGGATAAGTTATGATAGAAATAGTTGATCGTTTGGCTACTCGTGAAATTACCAATGAGAAAGACATATTAGAAGCCTTAAGTGAATACCCAGAATTAGAGTACTGTGATTTTCTAGACTACCCTGGAGACGTTGATGATATTTTAATTTGTGTGAAGGTAGAAATAAGAAATGATTGGGAGAGGGTTCAGAATTTGAAGGTTATATATGGTAAGTGGAGTAAGATTCTCATGGCCGTACTTTATTTTAAGGAGAACTCTGAGTGTGAAATTCAATTCCTTAAGAAAAACTTCGACTTGGACAATGAACAGGAAGTCTACACTAAATTAGAGGAAGAAAAAGATGAACCTAAGATACTTGACTTCGATAATATTAAGTGGGGAGTTCTTACTGGAGTGTTATTAAGTATTATTGTAGGTTTTCTCATTTTAAAGCCCTTAGATACCTCTAGAGATACTTGGATAGTACTTTGTGTAATTCTTTTCTGTGGATTTTGTTTTATCTTAGGAACAGTTAGTGAAGAGCTTGGAGAATACAGCGAACTAAAGAAACCTCACACTACACTATATAGATCAATTGGAAACTTTGTAAGCCTCATAGTAGTTCTATTTGGTTTGATGTATGGTATGTGGGGATTTGTTGCAGGGAAGGTTAGGATTATAGATGGAGGAAAGAGGGAAGTAGTGTATAAAAAAGATGTATTTGATTATGATAGTAGAGAAGTGGTTAAGTAATTATGCGGCAACTAAGGATGGGCGCGATGTACAGTTTTTGTTAGAGAGAAAGTTGATTGATAGTATAGATGCAGAGGGAATATTAAGAAAGAATAAAGTACTAGAGGTGTTTGATGGATTTAAGGTTTTCTCTAAGGATGGGATTAAACAGTTTCAGAAGGATAGCGATACTCAGTTTGATTTAGAGGAGATAGGCAGTAAACTTGAAGATGATAATGTAACTGTGGAAGAGGTGTGGCTTATGAAGAAGTTTGAAAGTAAGCTCGCAAAGTATAGTCTAGAGGGAAGTTATTATAGGCTTGGTTCAGCTTTATTTTACGGGACTGGAAGGAAGGATTATTTTGTATGGTTAAATGAGGATGAAGGAGATATACGAGTTAAACAGAGATTCTTACCATTGGAACTTAGATTAGCATTGGAGCATTTGGTATTAGCTTTAATTTGCTTGTATATTCTCCCAGTTGAGTTCTATAAATTTACAGCTGTTATCCATGTTCCACTAGTGCTATATAACTCGGTGAAGAAAGTGTATTATAAATCTAGCCTCTACTTCTTTTTGTATACGGTTAGTGCTATGATTATCAGTTCTTTAGTTGGCTTGACCTGTAAACTCTATGGTTAAAGCCTTATGTATGAGAACAAGAGGAAATGTTTTGGTTAAATTTTTGAGATATGAACAACTTAATAAAACTGCAGCAAAAAGCACAAGAAAAATTAGAGGAGTACGGAATAAACAACATTAGACTACCTGAGAGAGAATTTGGGTATGATCTAAGAAATATAAACCCGATACTACTAAGAATTAAACACCATGACCCAGAGAAGACTATTGTGGAGATTCAAGGAGTAGGTAAGTTTGAGTATGAATCGTTCCTGTTTTCTCCAGAGCTTGACCACGATAAGTATGTAGAAGTGTCATTGGAGAGATTAAGATTGAAGTTCGAATGTCAGGTTAGTCTATATGAGGAAGAGATAGGGAGGATTGAGGATACGTTAGAAAAATTAATAAGTTAGATATATGATACGATTTTTAAGTGTAGTAGGTTTAGTTGCCGTTTCTGCAGTAGCTTACCTCTATAAGAAAGGATGTGAAGTTAGTAAGAAAGAAGAGGGCTATAATGGAGCTGAGGTGGATTTGAGTAAAGAGCGAAAGAAAGGAGATAATTTATGGAGAGGAGGTTATTTGGAGAGATAAAGAATCCTGTGGCAGCTATTAAGTTATTTCAGAAAGAGACATGTACAGAGCTCCTCGATAAAAACACAAAAGTTATGACAGAGGGACAAATAAAAGAGAAAATCTGTAAACTAACTGGAGATGAGATTATTGACCTACATAAGAGAACCAAAGAGCGTTTAGAGAGTTATGGTTTTAAGTGGCCGATGTTCTTAGGTAACTATGTAGGTGACTCTAATAGATTAATTCTAGATGATCCCCAGAGAGTTGATGAAAGTTTAGCGATAGTGGTTAAAACTAATACGGAAGACTTATTATCAATTGCTGTAGTTAGACCTAGGGTGTTTGTAGAGCATGAAGATTTTGAAGATGTAATAATAGCCATACTGAATAAACAAGCGGAGGAGTTGGAGAAGTTGGTTGATAAATATAGAAGGAAAACTCAGGCTTATTTGGATGAACTTGAAGATGTAGAAGATATAATGGCGGTTTTAGAGAATAAACAAAAAGAAAGATTAAAAGATGAACATAAAAAATAGAACAAAAAACATTGAAACAGGAGACGAATTAATTGAAGAAAAACTTGAGGATAAACCTGAAGATAAAGATTATTATGTTTATAAAACAACTAATATCATAAATGGTAAATTCTATATAGGTAAAAGACATTATAGAAAAAGAGATGAAAAGTGGTACTTAGGTTCAGGTATTTATCTTAATAGGGCTATCAAAAAATTTGGCAGAGAAAATTTTAAAAAAGAAATTATTGAGTGGTGTTCTTCCTCAGAAGAAGTGAATATTAGAGAAAAATTTTGGATAGATAAATTAGATGCTCTTAATCAAGAAATAGCTTATAACTTAGCTCCTGGTGGAGAAGGAGGTTTTTTAGGGGAGGAAGCTTGTAAAAAAATTAGTGCTAAATTAAAAGGAAGAAAAATGCCGGAGGGTTTTGGAGATAAGGTTTCTAAGGCATTAAAAGGTAAGAAGAAATCAAAAGAACATATTGAAAAAGTAAGAAAAGCCTTAACTGGTAGAAAAAGAACTGAAAAAGAAAAAGAGGATATGAGTAAATCAATTTTGAAACTTTATGAAGAAGGTTTTGAATCACCTGTTCAAATACCAATATATCAGTATGATATAAAAACAGGAGATTTTATTAATTCATTTAAATCTTGTGCAGAAGCAAGTAAAGTAACGGGTTTTGATAGAAAAGCTATAAATAATGCTTGTTTAGGTATCACTAAAAAATCAAAAAATTTTATTTGGTCAAGAGCAAAATTTAAAAATTATTATAATAGATTTTCTACAATAAAAGCTGAGATAATCACTCACTCAAAAAGACTAAATACAAATGAAGAACTTGTAACCTATAAATTAACTTACCCAAGATGTATTCATTCTGAATTGATGACTTATTCCATGATGTCCGTAAACTCTGCAAGTAGTAGGGCAATTCCTGTAGATAAACTCATAGAAGTTATAGAAGATACTCCTTTTTACCCCTGTTATTTTCAAATGCAACATAAAGGAATGCAAGGGGACGTTTATGCTGATTATAGTGTGGAACAGAAAGCATTTACAGCATGGAATGAATCTTTACATAATAGTATAAAAGTTGCAAAAAAATTATCAAAAAATGTAACTAAACAATTAGTAAACAGAATTCTTGAAAGTTACCAATATCATTGCTGTTTAATGACAGGAACAAGGGAATCTTTTAATCATTTATTTAATCAAAGATGTCCTGTATATCCAGGTGGTTATAAGTCTTGGAAAGAACTCTGTGATTTAGACAGTAATTATACTATGGAGACACCTCTTATTGAAAGATTAAAAGTTAATAAAGGTCAAGCAGAAATTCACTTTATGGATCTAGCTGAAAAGATGTACGATGCTTTAAATGAATCTACTCCTGATGAACTATCTATAGGAAGTTATCACATACCTTTCTATAAAGATATTATAAGTAGTGAAGGGGAGTTAAGTATAGATAATCTAATTGCTATGTCAGTTGCCCTTACAGCAAGAGTGTCTTATACTTCTATAAGTGATGATAATAAACTCACCTTAGAAAGAGCCACTAACATATATAATCATTGCCTTGAAAATGGTCATTGGAGTGTGTTTGAGCATATAGGTCAGTGTATGACAGATGAAGAGTATGAGAATTCCATAAGACAAATATTTGGTCAAAGTCATGGTACTAAAGGTTGGAATAAGAAATTTAAAGGTTTCAAACAACTAAGAGCAACATTAGAATTACAACTAGGAATAATAAAATGATACATTGGATTTATATTGCGGGTTTCATAGGACTTTACTTTGCTTCAGTTAGATTCTTGAGGTTGTATTTAGGATTGGATGAGAGAAAGAATTGGGTAATGACGATGATTTCTTGGACTCCAGTGATAAATACCTTACTAATCTTCCTAGCGTTCTTGTATATGTCCTATGTTGTGATTAGAGAGTTCATATTATACTACAGAAACAGAAATAATAAAGAAGAATAAAAATGGCAGAAGTATTAATTATAGTATCTCATAGTGCCACATCTTCCCTTAAAAGTAAACTCGGATTCTTCTCAGTTGATGGGTTTATTAAGTTTATGGAAGATAAGGATACAACGGGATATAGGTTTTCTTACGATGTGATAGATAGGAGTTCTGGGAAATTGGCAGCACCTAAGGATTTATCTCACATCTCACTGAAGGATTTTGAGGATTTATTTGTTAAGCGGGGTCACGATTTAGGTCCAAGGCTTATTAACAAGATCTTCAACTCATCAATAGGTAAGAAATACGGAACGAGGAAATAAGTTGTTGTCATAATGTGTAAAGAGTAGTTCATGAGGTTAAACTTGTGGGCTGCTCTTTTATTTTTCGGTTTGAATTATGAAGGATATAGTTAATAAAGAGAAAACCTTAGCTTTTGAACACTTAAAGGAGGTGGGATGGTACAAAGTTAAAATCTTACCAAACCATATTCACTACGCTAAATTCAAGGGAAATATTGAGGGCGGTATAGTGAAGGATCCGAGTTGCATAGGTTACGATTGTTGGATAACAAGTGGGTGTATGAATTCTGGGAAAGTTTTAGATGAGACAATTATAATTCCTGGACAATACGGAGCGATTATACAAGAGGACTGCGTAGTTAGGAATAGTTATATAGATGTGGGAAGTTTGTATGTGGCGAATGGAAGTGAGATCGATGGTTTAACAGTTTCTGGAGACGCATCACCTGAAGTTAAACTAAATATACACCAATCTGTCCTCTCAGCTAAAGTAAATCTATGGCTAACCTTGTCTGTAGATAATTTTAAATCAGTAAACATCAAAAACTCTATAATCTCAGGAATAACCTCAATAAACTCAAATAATCTAACTATTGAAGACTCTAATCTATCTGGAGGGCCTTTTGTAATTAGTAGTGATGTTAAGGAAATTAGAGGTATATATAAGTCTAAAGCATTTGAGTTTAGATTAAAAGAAAAATACTTGAGAGATGAGTGAGAGGAAAACAGTGTACACATTCTATAACAAAAAGACAGGTGAAGCTGAAGGTATAATTACTGCAATAGCTCCTAAGGGGATTAGTGTAACCGTGGGTGATGATTGTTGGATTGGTAGTGAATGTAGACTGTCTATAGTTGTTCTCAATTCTGTCGTTAGTCTTAGGTTGTCTGGTGTTCATATCTACGGTAAATCAGCTCTAAATATTAAAATTGGGAATGAGTGTAGTGACTTTAGGTTGAATGATATAACTTTGCAGGATGAGTCAGAATTGGATATCGAAGTAGCAGGGTCTTGTAGTAGTATTAGAATTAACGATTATTACTCAAATGCTGGTGAAATGTGGTCAAGGACTCTCAACTGTTGTAGTATTGACCTTGAAGATGTTAGTTTAGTGGAGGATTCTGTTGTAAGATTAAGAGCAATGGATAATATTATGGTGAAGGGTTTAAGGATGACTGAAGCTTCGTGTTTGGAAGTTGGATCTTTAACTAAACCCTATCAATCCTTAATGTACCGTCCTGATAACTTAATAATTGAGGGTGTAGACATGGAGGATGAAACTTTACTGTCTATTGGAGTGGATGTAACAGAGGTGAAAGATTGTGAAGAGTCTGCTAGTAGTTTAATTTTCAAGGACATAAAGCTGACAGGTGAAGTAGAGATTAAACGTACCTTAGACAGAATAGATAATGCGATAATTGAGATATGAAGACAGTGGATTTTAAGGATTTAGATTTTTCAAAAGAGATGCCCAGTAGAAAGTTTATTGGGGAGACTCTCTTTATAGATCTAACCGAACATAAGACCTTTAGAAATCAATCAGTATGCAGATTAAAGATGACGCCAAAGCACCGGTTGTATAATAAAGATAATAGTAATGTAGGAGGTTGGGTTGGTATTGATGTAGAGCTAGATGAAGATGTTTGGATTGATGAAGATACAGTAGTTATAGGTAATAGCGTTATTTATGGGGCAGTTGAGATTACACATAGCTCTAGAATTAATAACTGTAATGTAATAGGAAATGGGTCGATAAGAGGAGCCAACATAAACAAGAGTGAGATTAGAGGTAGTTTTAATATTGGGCATGGAACTGAGATTAAGAAGTCAACCTTAGATGGCATAACTATTCTTGACATGACAGCGATAAATCTAGGTAAGGTTAAAATAGCTATGGAGAATTGTAATGTTAATGGAAGGCTTATTGTCGAGGGGAGACCTGGTTTTTACCTTAGAGATTGTACAGTTAGCGGAGGATTAATTGTATTTAAGAATCATAAGGTACTAAGACATATTTCCTTCTCAGCTGTAGATTGTGAGTTTATGGGAGATAACATGATTGACTTTCCCGAGCGACAGATTCAACTACTTCTCGAGGACTGCTTTGTAAATAACTCAATAATACGCTCAGCTCCAGAAGGATTAGGCAATAGTGGTATTAGGGTTATAAAGGATTGTGAAATTAATAACGAGGTACTTAATGAAATCTAAAATAATAAAAGAAGGGGATGGGTGGTACTTAATGGAGGAAGACACTCTAGAAGTAATGGGTAAGACTTTATATAGGTTAATTAGAGCTGAAACAGGGGAAAAAGGTGGATATATAGGGCTTGATGTGGAAATGGATAAAACTTCTTGGGTGGATAATACTTCTCAGGTTTTAGGGAAGGTAACATTAAGGAATCACACTCAAATAACGGATGGCTCTAAAATAAATATAAACCCTAAAATACCAACCTTTATAAACAACTCTGAACTAAATTACACATTCATAGGCTCAAACGATAGCGCATTCACTCCTACTACACAGATAAAGATAGTGAATTGCAGGTTTGACTTTACTGAACTAGAGTATAAAGCTACATTTCCAAGAGAGGGATTGATTATGGAGAATTGTAAGTTTATTAGGTATGAGAAGTATAGTGGGGCAAGTCCTTTGTATTTAACTAGTGGAGTGTATAAGAGCTTAACTGGAGATAATTTTTGTAAGGTAGAGTTTCATTTATGGAAAGTTTCAGGAGGTTTAGTGGATAGGGTTATTATGGAGGATATTCACTTAGGGCCTTCTAGCAGTATAACCATAGGAAACACAAAGCTAGTATATATGAGTAATGTAGTAATTAGCGGTGGAGTATCTATGGAGAATTTTGAGGATACGAATTACCTGTCAATAGTAAACGAGAAAATTACAAAAGAATGGAAACGATTAGAGTTATAGAAAACGATAGAAAAATAAGAGATCACATAACTTACTACAGAATTGAAAGACTCCCTGCTCACCCACTGTATGCAGAATCTGGAATGAACTTAGGTGGTTATATCTGTAAGGACTCTAAAGTTGAAGATGGAGGTTGGGTTTCAGAGGGTGTATTTCTAACAAGGTCTACAGTAAAAGATGCAGCTGTACTTATTAATTCTTCTGTAATAGGTTATAAAATAGATGTAATTGACTCAGAGATTAGCGGGAGTACTTCACTCAACTGGGAGGCAACCAATACTGGAGCTATAATCAAGAATAGTGAGATCAGTGGTTTAGAAAGCGGTAACACTAGCCTCAAATTCGTTAGTAATTCTAGAGTAGTAGGAGCTTGGAGGTGTAGTAATGAGTATGGAATAGAGATAGTAGAATCCGTGATTATAGGTAGTGGAACTGTAGGTGGACAACTTAAAGGCGTATGGAAGAATTAAGAAAACCAATAAAACTGCGAAGATGGGAGGTTAAGGAAACACAGGGGAAAATACTTGGATATAGAATAGAAGCCACAGAATACCACAAAACAATTAAACCGGGAACAGTAGGGGGATTTGCTATAAGTGAGGATAATGTAGATGAAACTTCTTGGATATTCGATGATTCTTTAGTGTCTTGTAAGGATGTTAGATTAATAAACAATACGATAATACAAGATAAAACAGTAATAGGTGAGGGTGTGAATTTTATGGATGGTGTTTTAGTAATTTCTAACTCTAACCTAACTAATTCCTATATAGACAGTAATAATAGAGAGGGCATCACTGATATTAACTTCATAAAAGACACTAGAATAACTAAGGAGCATATTCATCTTTATGGTAGGTGTTCTCTAGTTAATTGTGTTATAGAGAGAGATTTAACTCCAAACGATGATGCGGATATGGTTATACTTTACAATTCTCATTTAGTAGATAGTGTGATTATTAGTCCAGATTATCAAGTTGACCTAAGTGAATGTTTAGCTGACAGACTTAGAATAGTAGGAGGCTCGATTAATGTTACAACAAGAGAATCTAACTGCGTAGTGAATCTAAGGGATGTATCAGTAATCGGCAAAAATAGCTTTATTCTAGGACATGAGCTTAAGGATATCAGTTTACTAAAGAATGTTGAGGTTAAGAATGGTTGTAAGATAGAAGTGAATCAAGGATCTATACATATCGAGAATAAACTGTTTGAAGGAGAGCGAGAATCGATAGAACATGAATACGAAGAAAGTGGCAACCTAATTATAATGAACTAAAGTATGGTAGAAATATTAAAAGAAGACACTATAACCTTTAACAGAAAAACCTTGTACAGACTTAAGATGAAAGAAGACCACCCTAAATATGCTAAGTATAAAGATAGGGTACTGGGTGGTTATGTAAGTGAAGATGCTGTAGTAGAGAGGGGAGCTTGGGTTGAAGAGGATAGTTATGTGATAGGTAAGAGTGTAATTAGCGGTAATGTTGTAATATCTAGACACTGCCGAATAAAGGATAGCAAGATAGAAGGTGTTGGAACTATAAGTCAATTCAACATAGCAAACTCAGAGATACTTGGTCATTTTAGAATAGAGGGTAATGGGGTAATGAAGGATTCTAGGTTTGATGGAGTTATCTTTATGAATCTGTTAAGTCTAGGTCCACAATCAAACAGAACCTTTACTAAGTGTAGCGTGACTGGAGTATTTAAGATGGAGATATACAATGTAGTTAAGTTTGAGAATTGCGTATTTAATGGTAATTTCACAGCTTCTATCGGTACTAATTATTTTGGAAGCAAGTATCTATTAATGAAAGGGTGTACTACTAATAATAATGTAATAATCCGAAATGGTAGAACTAATAATAGAATATACAACTTAAAGGACTGTTACTTAGATAATGTGGAACTAGATTTAGCATTAGTAGAACCAGAAGAAGTAATAAATGGTTTAGTAGAATATAATAGAATGACATGGCAAAAAGAGAAATTAAGCTTAATCGAAAGGATTTTATAACCTGCAAAGTGACGGGAGAGGAGTTATATAGAGTAGTTGGAAAAAGTAAAGATGGATTAGAAGTTATAGGAGGTTATGCAGGAGAGAATGTAGTTATAGGTTCTGACGCTTGGGTTTCTGCAGATTCTTCTATTTCAGGGTCGGTATACTTACTTGGAAAAACTTTAATTACAAGCTCCACAATATATCAAACCAGCTTAGGGAGTATCGAAATAACTGACTCAAATATAATGAACTCAGATATGTCTTCTAGTCAAGCTGGGAGGAAAATAATGATATCTAATAGTATTCTAAATGATGTAACTGATATTGGAGGTATGGGAATGCAGGTATCAGGGACTTCAGAGTTAATTATAGTAGATTCAACTTTAGAAGGGTTATCAAAAGTAATTCTATCGGGTATGCTTAGTAATGTTGAAATGATGTACCGTAGTAGAATTGAGTGCTCTGAGGATTTTGGTATAGTGAGGTTGTGGTGTAAAGACTTAACATTAGATGATCATGCGGTATTATCAGTAGAATCAAATATAGGGCATGTGATGATGAATAATGTTAAGCTATGTGAAGAATCTAAGTTATATATTAATCGTAAGGCAGATAGTAGAGATTTGGAGTGTATAACGTCTATCAATAATTTAAAACTAGAGAAACATGAAAAGCTATGGACAGAATAGTAAATGATAGGATGACCTTGGAGTTTAAGAGGGATAATATGGTTGATGGTTGGAGAGTTTACATGTTAGATGATCACCCACTTGCAGGTATTGTCGATGATAGGGAAGGAGGTATTGTGGCTCACTGGAATTGTATCGATAGCAGTTCTTGGGTAAGTAGAAAAGTGAAAGTAGGTCTAAGTGGAAATATACAAAACTCTATGATCCTAACTCTAAATAATTCTGAGGTTAATGGTCTGGTGTATAATTGTAAGGTGATGGCTAAGAATTTATCGGTTGGGTCAGGGTGTTTAATTAGGAATGTAAATGCTGTTGCTATAGATTTTACTACTTCAATTGATAAACTCGCCTTCATAGACTCCCAAATAATCGGCTCACCTTTATGGATTGCACCTAAGTCTGGGAATACCGCTAGTAATTATAATGTGGAGTTTGTAGATTCGAGAGTTGAAGGTAGGTTTTTAGTTAGTAAGCCCCTCTTTTCAATTAGATGCAGCTTGACAGGAGAATTTGTAGTATCTGAGCAAGTAGCCTTAGTAGACTCTAGTTTTACAGGATCTTACATATTCAAAAAGGAGGGTAAGTTTATAGAAGATGAATTTAGTAACCGAGATGAGATAGTGAAATGAGAACACAAGTAAAATTACACATAGACGGGAATTATAGAGTGATGAGAGGTGAGAAGATAGGTGGAATAGTTCCTAAGCATACTTCAATAGATGAGACTTCTTGGGTTGATTTCAGTTCTAAGATTACACTCCTCAATGAAAACTGTATAGTAGCCTTAAGAAATGGAACGAGGATATTAGATAATTCTTGGGTTAACATTAGGGCAGATGCTATGGTTACACTTTCAGAGGTTCAAACTAAAAAAGGAAGCGCATACTTAGAAGCTGGACTTAGAGGGCTTGCAGAAGTATCGGAGGTAGAGGTTTTAGACAGCAGAATCTGGTTAATTGGAAGTTGTGGAGTAAGTCTTTCTAATTCAAGGATAACTGATAAAGCTGAGTTGATTATAGAAGGGAATAGAGTTGTTGTAGATAGAGCTAAAATAGCAGGAGAGGGTACAGTATTTAAATTGAAACCCGGAGGTAGGAGTAATATTTTAGTTTCAGACGTTTGGTTAGAGAATACATCACATACGCACATAGATCGAGTTGCAGGATTAAAAGAAGATATAGATTTAGTTGTATCAAATATCATGGAAGTAGGTGAGGCTAAGGGAGAAAAATTTACTTACCTTCTAGAGGGCGATGTAATACTGAAAAATAAGAGTATAAGCAAGATTTCTGGAGCTAGTGATTTAGTATTAAAAGGAGTTGAAACATATGAGAAACAAGATAATTGACAACAAAGAAGGGACTCTATCATTTAGCTGGAATCCTGAACTAAAGAACTATGATGTAATAATGCTAGACAAACACCCGCTAAATACAGATGGTGAAGGTTCAGGTATGTTTGGAGGAACAGTAACTCACCCAGACCTATTTGGATATGATTGTTGGATAAGAGGTGGTGTAAGCGTCATAGGTGAGTGTAAGATATCAGGTGGAACTATAATAGAAGGAAGTCAAACAAAAGTAGTTAATACGAATTTAGATAACTGCAGGATTTTCATTTCTTTTGGCCAGATGTTTGAGAGTAACCTAAATAACTTGAATATCAGTACGAATAGCTTTGATTGCAAGAATTTTATTACCGCAGATAGTTCTAAGTTTGTAGCTTCTGGTTATGAGAGTTTATCAATAGTAGATACAACCTTACTGGGAAACTTAATGATAAGAACGAATGTAGATGTTGATAATGATCCGAATAAGACAATTATAGTAGGTTCTGAGTTAGATGGTAATATTATAGTTAGAGGTTTAGGGTTTGAAATAAAGAACTCTCGGATAAAGTCTAGGTCTACCATCATTAGTGAAAATTACTTGAAACTTAATAATGTAAATGAATGAGAAATACAGTAATAGACCTAAAACAGAAGAAGACTATTAAAACAATCGACATATACAGAGTGGTAGATTTAGAGTCTGGAGAAGAAGGTGGATGGGTTAGTAATAATGTACAGATAGATAGGAATTCTTGGGTAGGTAAGGCTAATGCTATAATAATGCCACAAGGATCTAGGTTATCACTTCAGAATACAACTATAGACGGAGCTGGTATACAGTTTGAGGTTAGAAATGGACTGGTTTTACTTAAGGATTGTGCAGTTAGACCCTACGCTAAACTTTCTATTGAGGCTCGTGAAGAAGTGATAATATCTGATAGTGTATTTGGAACTGGATCTTCGTTTATTATAGATGGGATGGATTTCAGTTCAGTTAGTGTAAATAATTTGAATCTCGGTAATAGCTCTGTGTTTAAGGTTGGGGTATCTGTTGAGAATATAGTTGGACCTGATTTAATACCTGCAGCTACTTTTAATGAAATATCTATTCTAAACGTAGGGAGATTCTTTATTACTGATTGCAAAGGAGATGTCTTGGTTAATAAAGTTCTAGTTGGAGAGGATTGTAGTTTTCAGTTGGATAATTATTGGGGAGTGATGTTAGACGAGTTTGAATGTAGAGAGGATAGTAAATTTGCGCTAAGTAATACAAGTCACTCTAAGCTATCTAAATTTGGAAACGAGATTATAATAGTGGATACAGATATTGGCAGCCACTCTTATGTTAATCTTAATTCAGCAGGGGGAGTTATTTTAGACAATCAAGTAGTGGAGAATGCTAAGTTGACAGATGATGATGTAATAGTTAATGGAGTGTTTAAAAGTAAGAATCAATTTGTAGAAGAATGGAACATAGGGTAATGAATAAAGAGAGAAGTATCCTGTTTGTTAAGGGGAATCCGAAGAATCAATTTTGGAGAATGTACCTTCTTGAAAATCACCCTCTATATACTGGAGATGACACTGTGAGGGGTGGACTTATTGATGATCCTGATAGTATTTCTTGGGACAGTTGGTTGGGTTCTGATGTGATTGCTGATAAGTCTAAGATACTAAATGGCAGTAGAATAGAGGGATATTTTGAGATTAGAAGCAGTACTATATCTAACTTAAGTATTACAGATGTTAATCCCAATACTACTCCCAGAATTTCAAACTTAATCAAAAACTCTACCTTAAACTTTCATGCACCTGTTGGGATCTATATAACTAAGGAATCCATTATTGTAGGAACTTGTATTGATGGGTATGTAGATATAAGTAAAGTTGCGGGATTAGATTTAAAGAATAGCTGCTTAACTGGGAATATAGACCTTAGGAATTGTCGTGAGCTTTTAGAGTTAGAGGACTGCTTTTTTAATGGTAATCTAATCTTTGAGTGTGGTAATTATAAGTGGGAGAACGCTAAGATAGAAGGGAATAAAATAATTAAATAGCAATGGAAAAATATATAGGACCGGGCATAAAGATTAACTTAGAGAAGGGAATAGAGTTTTACCATGTAGATTCTGATAGTAGATTTGATATTTACCAGATTTACAAAGATGATGGAACAATAGGAGGAAAGATATCGCTGGGAGTAACTTTAGATGAGAGTTCGTGGATAAGTGAGGGTGGACTGGTAGTTAATCTAAGCTCTAAGAAAATCCACATAACTAACAATTCAAATATCAAAGGTACTATTATGTTAGATGCAATGGAGGTTTGTTTGGATATGGTTATAGTTGAGGTAAAGAGTGAGATAATTAGTAGTGGTGATGCTCAGTTTGGTAAGATTAAGTTGAGGGATTTAGTTTTAGGTAGAGCGTCTAAGATTGAATTAGTAGGTGACCTAGGGAACTATATAGCAAGTGATTTTGAGATTGATATGGAGAATGTGAATGTTGAAGGGAACTCTACTCTCAAGTTACGTAATTATGGATCGGTGAGAGATTTGAAATTAACCGAATCCTCTGCATTAGTTATAGACAGTGTGAAGTTCTCAATAAATAATGTAACTATAGGGCAGGCTAATTTCATCAGTATCTCAGAGTTTAATATTTTATTTATCTCAGATCTAACAGTAAAGAGTAATCCTAATCTAAACTTAAATCACCTCACCTTCAATGCTCCAAGTGCGACTATCAAAAATAATAACTTAATCATAGCAAATATATTAATCAAGGGAGGAGCGTACATTCGTAAAAATATAGAGAATGAGTATGTAATATATGAAAATAAGACATGGGAAAGCCAAACTACATAAAGAACAAAGAAGAAACCCTACAATACCTAAAAGAGACGACGAGTTTGTATAGGGTTTATATGCTACCGAATCACCCAGCTAAACGTTTAATAAGTGGAACTGGGATAGTCAAGGGAGGTTTGGTACATAGTATGGATAATTTAAGTTACGACTCTTGGATTAGCCATAATGTACTTATATTAGACGAGGGGACTAGAGTATATAGATCAATCATAGAATCCCAAGCATCTAACTTAATAATAAAAGAGAGTCAGATAAATGGAATAGAAGTAACGTTAGATTGTAGATATTCAGATGGATGGCTTATAAGTAATTCTCATATAGATATAACCTCTGGAAATTTGGGATATCTTAGGGGGCTTAAGATAACGGATTGCTATGTAGAAGGAGCTTTAAGTGTTTCTGGTTTATTTAAGTTATCTATGAGAGGGACTAAGATTATGGGTCAGTTATTTATAGAGGGGAACATAGATCGAGACACTGATGACCCTTCAATAGATGTAGAGATAAATGATTGTAATTTTGAAGGGGTTAATAGTATAGTGAGAACGATTATGGAAACTGATAAACTAACCTTTGAGAATGAGAAATATATAGGAGCTAATGTTTTAAATGATAGCGATGGGAGTAATTAAAATAAATGCTAGGGATAAAATAAATCTTCTGGGACGCACTTTGTATCGAGTAGTGAATGAAGTAACGGGTAAGAAAGGAGGCTGGGTTAGTAAGGAGGTTGTAATAAGTGATGATTCTTGGGTTGAGTATGAAGGAGCGGTTATATCTGGTAATGGAGGTAAAATCTTCTTAACTAATGGAACTAAAATAGAAGGGAGACTAGAATCACACAGTCAAGTAACTAAGGTGAGTAATTGTTTCTTTAGAGGGGAAGTAGTAGTAGAGGAGCCTGAAATCTATACCGCTGAGTTTGTTAATTGCAAGACTATAGATAAGGGGTGTAAGATATTCATAGCAAATCCAAATTTTGATGTACCTGTTCAATTTTCAGATAATGTATACTTAGAGAACGTGCTTATGTCTAGTGGTTCAGAAATGTATATCTCTCCTCATGGTAGTGTTTCACGTGCAACATTGTTTAGTAGAGCATATCTTTCTGTGGATAAAAGTGGGAAATATTTAATTAGTGATTTGACGATAGGAGAGCGAGGTTCTTTGTTTATCTCTGGATTTGCTAGGGTAGGTATTTCTAATTTAACTATGGAGACTCCTTCTGATGGTGCTAGTTTTAAAGATATCGATATTAAGTGTCACAGTAAATATAAATATATGAGTAACTGTCTGATTAATAACACTAGGTTTGAAGTTGACGATAAGTACGCAGAGATCATTAGAGTGGATAATCCGGACATAGATTTAATAATTAACGATGGAGTACGATATAATAAATGATGAAAAGACCCTCGGATTTAAGAAGGATTTAATTACAGGGGTTCTAGGTGATAATTACTATTCAGACACCTACCGAGTTTATATGCTCCAGAATCACCCTTTATTTGAAGTTACTAAGAAGGAAGATAGAGTAGGTGGTATGGTTTTGGATGTAGAAACTTTAGACTCAACCAGCTGGATAAGTAAAGGAGTTGAAGTTAATGGTCTAGTATCTAAGCTCATTAATTCTGTTCTGATTCATACTAACTTAGGGAAAGGAAGATTGATGGTAGGAAGAAATGTAAAGATGACTAATTGTTATATAGAGTCTGGAAGTCCGGGAGATGCAGTTATAAGGAAGTCCGAGATAGAGAATGTTAAAATTATACGGAATAGTGCAGGAGTTAGTATTAAAAAGAGTAAGATAATAGATGGAAGCTTTGTTAGCACGAGTTTAAGGACAGAGTGGGGTTTAAGTATAGTTGAAAGTCAAATTGTCTCTTGTAATATTATACTCCACGATTGTTCCCTAAGTCTTAATCAAATGAATCTCTGGAATATGGATATAGTTGAATCAGAAAAAATCTTGACTAATGCGGATATTGAAGAAGTATAGAAAGCAGAAACTCAGGATTATAAACAAAGGTAGTTGGATAGCTGAGGGGATAGACTTAGAAGAGGTTAATAAGATGAGTCAGCCTTCTACTATGGTTTTGATTAAGAGTCAGGTAAACGGTAATATAGAGACTCACAACGACATTATATTTGAGAACTGTAAGATAGGTAGGGTTAAGAGTTTTATTGTAAGTTATAGCATAGAATCATCACCTGTAATCTTTAGGAATTGCGTCTTTAATGATGATTGTGAGGTATATATAGAAACAGGTGAAGGGACGTATTTTGAGATAAACAACTTAGAAATGGATGTCGAGAGTATGCTTACCTTAAAACCTATGAAATCCTGTATAGTCGAGAATGTGAGAATAGAGTATTATGGTGAGTTCTGTGGTTCGAATGATACAAGAAATATAGTAATGAAGGACGTGATAGTTAATCGGAATGTTTTAGTTAATCTTCAGAGCGAGTTTAATCCTAACATAGTTTACCTCAATAATATACACTTTGGGGAGGATTCTAGGTTTTTAGTAGAAGCAGGTAATGGTAGTAATTTATCTATGGTGGATGTTAGAGTTAGGCCTTTTGCAGAGATTGCAGTAAAGAAGCATACCGAATTAAAAGGAGAAACATTAAATGGAAACATTACGATTTAAAAAGCTGCTAGATAACCACTACATCGTTTACATGACCAAATACCACCCTTACTATTATCGATATCTGAATGCTAAGGAGGTTGAAGGTTATGGAATAGAAGGTGGGAGAATAGATAATCCAGTGAAGATAGATAAGTACTCTTGGATTGATATTGGAGTTAATGTTAGGAATTCTACTATAAAGCGTTCTATAATAACTACACCTGAAGGGAATACATCTCTCTTAGTATCAATCTCGGACTGTAACCTTGAGAATTGTGAGATAAAGTGTAGCGATTCCTCTTATATCTTTAACTCGAACTTGGAAGGGGATTTTATTGAGGCTGATGGGAATACGGTTGTTTTAGGAGATTCTTCTATTAATGGAGTTTTTCAATATTATAATCCTCCATATAGCTTAACTGTAAAAGAATCAAGCATATCGGGAGTAACTAGGATGATAAATGTTTGTAGGAATATAGCTATCATCAATTCAAACTTAACAGGATCACAGAATTTTACACCAAAGTCAGATAATGGAAAGGTAATTAAGAGTGATTTCCTTGTGATAGAAGATGTGTATATGGCCGAAGATGGAGTAATATCGTTAGACCAAATTAATGAGAAAAAGTATGTTAGTAATTGATAAGAATGAAAGTAAGGAATGGGGAGATCTAATTCTTTACCGAGCAATTGACGAGGATACAGGAGAAAAACATGGGTGGGTTACTGAGAATATTATACTGGGAGAGGGTTGTAAGATAGAGAAAGAGTGTAAGGTTTATTCAAAGTCTCTAAACGGTGTAGTTCATTTGTCTGATGTTGAGATTACAGGTATGTCAGATATAGGAGTTAATTCAGGCTTTTTCTACAGGTGTATCTTCTCTAAAAGCTGTATATGTGACTTTGGCGAAACAGCAGAAGTAACTAATTGTCATATATCTGGTAAAGTTGAAGTTATTGATGAAGGAGGGCTTAGAGTAAAGATGGATAATGTACAGATAGGACACGGTACTCGCTTGGAATCTGGAGATGGGGTAACTATTCTTAATTCTTGTTTCGCAGACAGTTCAATAATTAAAATACAACCTCAGATGGAGCTCCTAATGAATAACGTGAATATAGGTTATAAAAGTGTATTAGAAATAGCTACAGCAAATAACTTAACTCTAGACAATATAACCATAGGGGAGAAGTGTAGGGTGGAAGTAGATAAAGGAGAGCTAACCTATGCAGAATCTATAGTTGGAGAAAGAATTAATGACAATGAGCAGGTTGAGTTTACGGGAGATCAAGAGTAGCGGCAGGGTCTCAGATAATGTTATTCTAGACGATGGCTCTTGGGTTGAAGAAGGAAGCGAGGTTATTAGCAGCGATCCAAGTAAAGTAGTAAACCTCATAAACACAATAGTCAAAGGGAATTCCATATTGTGTATAGATTCAGGAAGTCTGGTTAATTGTGAGTTTGATAGAGTTAAGGTGACGTTAAGAGGGAATGATGTTGTAGAGTTTAGAGATTGTAAGATAGTTAATAGGTCGGATATTTTTAAGGTAAGAGGTATGAACAAGGCTGAACCAAATCTTAGGCAGAGGTTTTACAAAGTTGAGATGAATAATGCCTCTATAACTTTTCCAGATGGCGAGATTTTATGTAACAACTTAGTAATGAGAGATAATAGCCATATACACCTAGAAAACCCACAAGATATAATAATTAGTGATGTAGTAATGGATATAGATGCTGAAATAGAAATAGAGGGTAATCAAAACTTAACTATAACTAATGTAGATCTTAGGGAGTATTCGAGCTTGAAAATAAAGACAAGTGGAACTAAAGAAGCTGCAAGTATAAGTAATTTAGTAGTAGCCGCTTGGAATACAAAAACAGGTGAACTACCTCTAAAGTGAGGCTTCAAGGGTCACAGCTTAAGGTTTAACCTTACAGCTA